TCTTGTCTTCAAATTCACGTAAACGTTTGTATACACTAGCCAACTCAATAATAGTAGGCCATGCTTTAAACAAATATTGAAGTGATCCTTCAACACGTCCGAATGCACGTAAAATCTGTTGCATTACACCTAAAGTCATAACTCCTGCAATAATTGCAGGTGCTAAGAAGATGTATCCTGCTAACACGTTAGCCTGCAAGTATGCAAGTCGTCCTATGTTAAAATACAAATATCTTAAATAACTCTTATAATGAATTTTTCTTACACCATCAAACAGCTCTTCTAAAGACTTTGGTCTTGTAGTTCCATCGTCCTCTGCAATAACAAGTATTTTTCGATAAGCCGCTTCTTTCTTCTGTAGATCATATTCAATGCCTACAAGTCTTAGTAACCATGCTAGTACAATCATTAAAACTGTACCACCTACAGCCCAAATGAGTGCACCAGATACTAATCCATATTCCCAATCGCCGAACCATAATATTGGAATACCAACACTTAGACCCATTAATAGTGGGAAGAATTCTACAAGTACCATGACACTCTCAATTAAAGCAGTGCCGAGTCCTTCCATAATTCTACTGAATTTTATTGTATCTTCTTGTACACGTTGAGCCGCACCTTCAATAGTACGTGCTTTATCGTATACAGCATGATACCATTCAACCATACTGGCACGCCAACGGAATAAAAAGTGTGCAGTTAAGAAGCTGGTAGCTAATCCTAACACAATCCATAACACCGCTAACTTACCGAAACTGGCTAAACTTCCCCAATAGTCGGCCGCTGTAATAGCATTTGGGGATCCTAATGCTGTTTGAATCATATCATAGAAACCGCCAAACCAATGGTTAATTTGAACATCGATTTGAACTGATAACCATAAAGATGATAAAATTACGGCTGAACCAAGATAGGCCCAAAGAGCCCATTTCTTAGATTTGAAAAAATTAAACATAATATTTTCCTTATATAATGCAGAGTTACTAATAATGTTATCTCAGTTCGTACTCTATATCAGCGTTAACTGCATACATAACTATTTAGCCTATATAAGAATATATAATGATAAAGAAGGATAAATACAATATAACAAGGAAAACCACATGCCAAGACTAAGTTTATATAAAGGTTATAAAAGTAACGACTATACATTTATGGATAGAGCTATCCGTGAACAATTTGATATAGGCGGAACAGGTGTTCATGTACATAAGTACCTAGGACCTTTACCACAATCAAAAAATACAGATGCAAGTGAACCAAACTATGGCAGTGGTTTAGAAATAGATAACATAACTGGTGAAGAAATTAATCCAGAAGGATTAATTGATGAAACTAATGTACAAGACCTATTGTTTATGGAAAATAGAGATCGTAAATACGATCCAGATATTTTTGATTTACGTGGTGTATATAATGTAAGTGATAACGACTTTGATTTAACACAATTTGGTTTGTTTTTAACAAACGATACATTGTTTATTAGTTTTCATATTAATGACATGGTTGAACGCATGGGTCGTAGACTTATGCCAGGTGATGTAATTGAATTACCCCATTTGCGTGATGAATTATTACTTACAAATGACAGAGAAGCCATTAATAAGTTTTATGTTGTACAGGATGCCGCAAGAGGAAGTGAAGGTTTTTCACAAACTTGGTATCCACACATTTGGCGTGTTAAAGTAGCACCACTAACAGATACACAAGAATACGCAGATATACTTGGTACTGCTGACAATCCAGATAGTCTTAAAAATGATGTTAGTTCTTACAAAACAGAACTTAACATTAGTAATGCTATTGTAAAAAGCGCCGAACAGGCTAATCCAAATAACTTACCACTAGCAGATCATTTATTTGGTATAGAAGATGACAATAAAACATATGAACACGGTGAAGTATTACAGCAAGGTGATCAATTTCCATCTCAGCCAAACGAAGGTGAGTATTTTGTAAGAACAGATTTTAAACCTAACAGACTTTTTGTTAGAAGAGGAAGTAAATGGCACAGATTATACGATAATATTACTGAGCAAACATGGAGTGATAGAACTTATAATGCAAGTGGATTTATTAATAATGATGCAACAACTATAGTTAACGATAAAGAAACTCCTGAGAAACAACCTCTATCTCAAGTTATTAAACCAAAGAGTGATTTTGAATAATGGCACAACAATACTTTTACGATAAACAAATTAGAAGATATATTCAACAGTTTATAAGACTGTTTAGTGGATTCAGTGTACAAATGGGAAAGAACGACAATGACCTTCCTATATACCAACAAGTACCTGTACGTTATGGTGATATTAACAGAATGGCTGCACACATAACAAGAGAAAATAGTGAGAACATTGTTAACACTGTTCCGTTTATTAGTTGTTATGTAACATCGTTAGATATGTTTGCTGAAAGACGTACATATCAAGATCACGTAGACAAAGTTCAAGTAAATGAAAAGAAATATGATGAAACTACCGGGCAATATGTAAACGAATTAGGTAATCAATATACTATCGAAAGACATGCACCTGTTCCTTATATGTTAGTAATGAATTGTGATGTTTGGACTTCAAATACAGATCAAAAACTACAACTTATGGAACAAATACTAGTATTATTTAATCCAACATTAGATATACGAACTAATAGTAGTCCTGTTGACTGGACCTCTTTAAGTCATGTTGAATTAACTAATACAACTTGGAGTACTAGAAGTGTAGGATCAAGTATTGATGACATTATTGATGTTGCTACACTAACTTTTAATATTCCTATATATATTACTCCACCAGCAAAATTAAAACAACAAAAACTAATTCATACAATTATTAGTGAACTATATAGTTTAGATGACGACGACTTAGATAACTTTAAAGAACAAAAAGTATTTGATAAAGACTCACTAAAATATACTATCGTTACATATGAAAATAGAAAAGTTAAATATGAAAATGGTAATTTACAATTATTAAATAACAAAGGTACAAATTTAGACGATGATGGATTAGTATTAGAATGGGACAAATCATTATTACCATTTGGTACATTGAGATCTGGAATAAGTCAATTAAGACTTAGAAAAGGAAACGATGTTGGTGACAAAGATAATGATATTATTGGCCGATTAGAAGATCATCCAAGTGATCCTAATTTATTAAGTGTTACAATAGATAATTCTACATTGCCAACAAATACAGTAACGGCTGTAGATGCTATAGTAGATCCTACTAAGAATTATCCTGGAGACGGAAGTGTTCCTTCAGCGGTTACAGGACAACGTTACGTTATATTAAACGATACTCCTATAAATGCACTATGGACTAATGTAGTTGCACACAAAAATGATATCATAGAATATAACGGTACTACTTGGACTATTAGTTTTGATAGTTCTACAATCAACACAACTCAATATGTAACAAACGTTTCAAGTAACGATCAACTAGAATGGAACGGAACAGAGTGGATTAACAGTTATGAAGGAATTTATAATTCTGGATACTGGCGAATATATCTGTAAAATTGACGACCCGTGCGATGATTGTACTCACTGGATAGGACATATATGATAACAGCAAGTGGATGTATATTTTTAAGCATAGATACTGGTAGAGTAATGCTACAACAACGAAGTGGTGAAGTTAACCACCCTAGAACATGGGGCTTTTTTGGTGGCAAATCAGAAGGTAACGAACGTCCAGTAGAAACTTTATATAGAGAAATTGAAGAAGAAGTAGGAATAGTACCTTCTATAGAAAAGGTTATTCCTTTAAATAAATTTACAAGTCCAAATAAAAAATTTACATATCACAGTTTTGTTGTTACAGTAGAAGATGAATTCATTCCTGTATTAAACAATGAAAGTGATGGCTATTGTTGGGTTAAAATAGGAAATTGGCCTAGACCATTGCACCCTGGTGCAAAAATACAGTTTAATTCAAAACAGTTTATTAAAAAACTTAAAACTGTACATACACATCAAACAAAGAAAAATTAATTATCTCTTTTTCATACTAGCAACAAATTGCTCACGTAACCATTCGTAATCATTAATTTTATTTAATGCTTCATGATTGTCTTTGTGTTCAAGTCCGTATGCTTTTCCTTCGTTTGCACCTTTAAGACAGTAGCGTCCAAAACGTTCGCCATTATCTACAGTACACCAAGTTTCAAGTCTTGCATCTGTTTCTGATTGTTTTTGATTTGGATTTACAGAACTTGATAACTTAACACATTCACGAAATGCACTACGCCATGTTCTATATGGATCTTTATTAAATCTTGTAATATTTGATATATCTGAAATTGGCTGATAAAATGCTACACCTGTTGTGTAGTCTGGTAATGTATGTCCTAATGAAAGCAGTTGTTCTCTTGGAAATAGTTTAACGCCGCCATACCCATATTCTAAATCATTAATTGGATTTCTTGCACTCCATACAAATGTTGTATTTTTTCTACTACTCATTGGTGGAATATAATCAAAACTAAAGTGTCCTGTTATATCTGCATCTGCATCAACAATATAAACCATTTCTGTTTTTGCTAATTCTCCTACACGTTTATGTGCGTTACCAATGCCTTCAATGTTTTTAACATGTTGTGCATCTTTAAATCTATTTCTTAATTTTTGGAAATTTTCGTCTGCTTCTGCTTCGTGATAACTAATCATGAATATATCAAATTCTGCTACATGATAACTTGATACAAGTTTATTCTGTAGTATATCATGTGACATACCATTTGTAGGAACTAAGTGAATATCTCCCCAACTAACAGGTCTGTTAGTTCGTTTAACTACTCTAGGAAAAGTATGAATAAAACTTTTACCTATATCACCACTAGGCTTATATTGCCAAGGAAAATTAGGATTTACTTCAATTTCGTCAAACACCACCCAAGCCATATCTGATTTATCTTTATGTTGTGATGCTAGTTCAAGTAACGCAGTTTCATCTGTTACCTTAATAGGTGTTTTAATAACTGGATATGAATCGAACATAAACCTTTTTAATCTATCCCAAGGTGTTACAACACTTTGCCCTTGGAACTCTTTTCTTGTATTAATTAAATTAATCATTGCAATCGCCCTTAACTGTATATGCACGTGTTCCTATATGTGCAATTCTGTCACTTAAATCGTGACTAACATATACGCTATAACCATTGTCATGTGCTAGGTTACAAAAGTATATATCCTCTCCTACTAAATTAGTATAATCTTCATTATACTCAATCTTATAATGAGGTCGAGAAATATTTTCGTATACTTCTCTTTTTACTAACATCATTCCACTTCCTACAGCCCATACTTGTTCGTTTCCTTTTCCTGTAAAAACTCTACTATCTAAATTGTTTTTACTTTTAAAAGCAACTGGTCTATGTGGCGGAACTCTTGTTGAGTAATTTCCAGCGACAATATCTTTGTCTGCTGCTAATAATATATTTAGCGTATCTACTGGAAATTGCATATCTGCGTCAATCCACATAATGTGAGTACAATCTGTTTCTAGTGCTTGATCTACTAACTGTTGTCTTTGCATTGCTACTTCACTGCCCATATTAAAATGCAATGAAGTTGCAAGTCCAGTCTCGCCACACTTTTTTTGAAGCAT